CGCTAACTTCACGTGGTTAGTTATGTTCTCAACGGTACGGGCATGTTCGATCTTCCTCATCCTAATAGTGGACGCAGCTACCTTTACAGCTTCCTTCATGCCACCAGGCAAGATACGCCCATTCTCTGGGTTGCTATTGTCAAAGCCGTGTTGCTTCACAATCCATGCGTCCCAAGGAAAGATATCGAGTACCTCGTCTTCGGTGGGCTTCCACTCCGGACTTGTTCGCCTTCGCTCAGTGAATTCCTTCAAGTTGCGGCCGTAAATCTCCGCAATCTTATAGAAGTCATACCTGCCCTCGGCGTTAGCATAAGAGGGATTGAGCTCAAGCCAATACGAACCCTGAAACCTCCTCACGAGGGCATCGGGGCATGTAATGAAAGGTTCCCAATCTGCCTTTATGTTCATGGCATTAGTAGTTCCAACCATCAAGGCAACGTCAAGGTAAACCCTTCCTTTCATAGATAAATCTGCGAAATTGAGCGGGCACGCCCAGTTCCCAATTCCTCTAATGATCTCCATGGCCTCAGAATCTTGAGCTCCAGCAACGCCTCTTACTTGGAAACAATCATCCTTGATTATGGCTCGCTGGCCAACATATCCGTTCCAGTACTCACTCAACCCTTTCTGCCACAAATTTTGTAGCACTTGATCCGCTGGAACCTCACCTGACAAGGCTAGCACCATAGAAGCAAACACCTGCACAACAGATGTCTTACCTATGCCTGAAGCACCACCCAACACCGCCAAATATGGCATGGGTCGCATGTTATTCTCAGCGGATAAGGAACCAAGGTGTGGTGCAAGTCTTGAATTGAGTTTATCTATCCACCTTGCAATCTCATCCTTGCTTTCCTTATGAGCCATAAGTTGTAAAAGGCCATAGCCTTCCTTAACCTTGTCTCTCATTTCGTGCACTAATTCCATAGGCACATGGGCATGAGTATCTACACGCTTACAAAGCTCAAGGACCGTAACCCTCCATTGTGCGGTTAGATCCTTCTTCCTTCCGAAAGTCCATCTATCCTCACCCTCTCGCCTCATGATCCAATTAACGAACGTTTCCACGTATTCCATGACTGAATCCATGAATGAGGCAAGACCCTCTGAGAACTTTGGGAAAACCGACACCGTCCTCATAAAATTTGAGGCTATCTTGCCAGCCGAACCAGACATAGTTGGAACTATCAAACAGCACAAGAGTGCTGCCAATGAGCTCACATCATTAAATGCTTGCTTGCTCACTCCCATAAGGCCCTTAGCCATGGGTACATACCGGTTAATAAACCCTTGTATGACCGTACATATAAGGGGGGCAGCTGCATACTTGAACAAAAACCAGCTTCCTACAGCAGCCAACACAAACTTGAAAAGCCACCCCCCAAGTTTCTTCAAGGACTCTACAAAGTCCTCAAACTGTTTTGTGAATTGCTTTAAAAGTTTCTCGCTGCCTTCCTCGGCTTTGGTGATTGTTCTCGATGCAGTGTGGGCACATTTTGCAGCAGCAAAACCGGCTGCAGCTATGGCGACCTTGACGACCGTGTCCATACCACCTTGATATTCAACATGATCCTTGCCCACGAAGCCATCCACTACACTGAGGAGAGATTGCTCCCCTCGTGAAATTCTGTCCAACTTCCACTTATTCTTACCTTTCGGTTTCACACTGAATGCACGTACAGCTGTACGCACACCCGGGGTGACTCTCATGTGACTCAGACGTCTCTGTAAAACCTCACGCCACTCTCGCTTCTCTAACTTACTGAGTAGCTCAAACTTGCGCTGAGCTTTCTTACCTTTCCTCAACAAAGATCCCTCATAATAACGATTTACAACACGCTGAACAACACTTGTCTTTAATAAAGCCATTGTGTATGTATAATGTCGTATCTGGTTCGTAGATTGTTTGGGTCCCTTTCGGGATAAAAATAAAAAGAATACGGAACCCAATAGGATCCCTAAACATTTGCTCGGGGGAGGCCCTACCGACATGGCTTACTAATAAAGTAATTGTTAACGGCTTCTCTAGTTTTCCCTCTGGCTCTATTACCTGCCAAAGATGCTAGTAGATCGTATTACTATATGTTTCAGACCATGTTATACCGGGAAACCTATGAATGGATGAACGGTGTTTGGCCCATACCGGAAGTTAAGATGAAAGCATCAATTAACTAAAGATGATCACGCCACTACAGCGTGCGGCATGGTGGTCTTACGTATATTGCCACCTGCTACCTACGATTCACTCCCCTTTGCCTTCTGCCCACGAATCACATGAACAGAAGATATGACTAACAGCCCCTCTACT